CGTTACCACTTGGGACGTTGACCACATCAAATGTCTTGCACTCTATGAGTTCGTATATCTTTTTATAATCACCATCATAATCAATCTCTTTGATTTCTTTGGCGAATGGGTCAATTAGTATTGCTCTCATGCTACTTCTCCTTTTCCAAAAAACTTCTTTGCCATATCTGTAGTGAACGTGTAGTCTTTATTGTTGTCCAGATTCTTGACTATGTATGGTCTGATTCTACCTCTTCTGTTGTATCCTACAAGGCTATATTTGATGCCATAAACGTCAGCTATTTTTGTGGTATCAACTCCGTCCATCTCTCCAAACAC